AAATTACTAATTCCGCAGTAAACGATGGATTGTACACCGTCAATACAATTAGTGATGGTAAAACAATCATTGATAAGTCTATTTTTAGTGTAAATCATAACGTTGTCACGAAGGTGGAATATCCCGCTTCAATTAAACAAGGTGTAATTAACTTAATGGCGTGGGAGATGAACAATCGTTCTAAGATTGGTATCAAGTCGGAAACGTTATCCCGTCATTCGGTTACATATTTTGACCTCGACAAGGAGAATCAAATAATGGGTTATCCCGTATCATTGCTTGGTTTCTTAAAACCATATATGAAAGCGAGGTTTTAAATGATTGGTGGGAATGTTGAATTAACCGTTTACAACAAGCTGAGTCACGATAAGAACGAAATCGGAGAGGTTGAACCGTCTAATTCAGAGGGTGAAAAAATCATGGGTTTCCTTGATTACATTAGCGGTTCGGCTGATTTATCGAAGTTCCATGCGAAAGTTGAAGAATCGACACACATATTCATTTGTGATTATGCTGATAATGCGTGGATGTTCAACAGTGCGGTAACTAAATGTAATGTGAGTGGATATGGTGAGTTTCAAATACTACTAGTTGATGACCCTATGGGGTTACATCAACACATTGAAGTATATTTGAAGTATATAGGAGATTTGCACAGTGTCATGTAAGTTTGAAGATTATTCATTCAAGGTTAAAGATGCGTTGAAGGATACATCAATAGGATTCCTCGAGGAAGCTGGGGGAGAACTCGAATCACAAGTCAAAAGAAATACCCGTGTTGATACGGGTCAGACTAAAGGTTCATGGCAACACGTGACCGATGAGAGTGGTCTTGAATGCTCGATTGGTTCTAATCTCGAAAACGCTATATGGGAAGAATTCGGAACGGGTATGTATGCTGTTAAGGGTAATGGCAGAAAATCCCCGTGGATGTATAAGGATTCTCACGGACAATGGCATAAAACGAGGGGTAAAAAACCTAGTAGAGCCTTTCATAAAGCTTATGTGAGCATGAAAAATAAGATTCAGAGGATGGCTGAAAAGGCTTTTGGAGATTTAAAATGACGGGTGATGCACTAGGATATATTAATCGGTGTATGGAAAAAATCCGAATATCCTATCAATATCTCTATTGGAGTAAGAATTTAACCAACAACTTTTGGGTTGGCGAATATATCGAATCTGAAACAATGGATGAAGATGGTAAACTTCAGAGCGTATTTATTCTAACGGGAACTAGTATAAATTCAATGATTAGTTTAGAAGAGGAGAAAGAAAAGATACGTTCGTATTTTGGTAAATACGGTAAAACCGATATATTGCCGAATGGTTCGGGTATAGCGGTATCATACGCTAGTTCAGTTCCAATCAGAACTGATGAAGAAGGTATTTATAGATTACAAGTTAATCTTAATGTTACAGAATGGAGAGATGAATAATGAAGGAAGGTTACACAGGCACAACAGCGGATACACCTAAATCAATAATGTTTGGTGCTGGAACTATCCACAAGGGGTTAAAGTACGCTGGCGGTAAGTGGAATTTTGCAGAATCTTGTATCGGTGCTACACAGAAGGGTTCTAAACTCAATATTGAACCCGATAGGCACACAATCGAAGTTGATGGTGCGTTGGTTCCCGTTAAGGGTCTTAACATCAAGACGGGTGAAAAGGCTTCAATGGAAATCAATTTAGTTGAAATTAAGAAGGATATGATCAAGTCTGCATTGATTGGTAAGGAAGGAACATCACAGGATAACACCTATGATTTGATTGAATCCAAACCAAGAATTGAAGCGAATGATTATTTCGAGAACATCGCTTTTGTTGGTAAGAATCTTGAGGGTAAGAACATCATTGTTATACTCGATAACGCACTATGCACTAGTGGATTCGAACTTGAGGGTAAGAATAAGGAAGAAGGGGTGTTGAAACTCAAATTTGAGTGCCATGCTGATTTAACATCTAGCCTTGATACACTACCTTATCACATTTATTATCCAAAAACGACTGCGTAGGTGACTGATGAAAGTTGAAATTTTAAGGGAGTTCATGGATAAGTACACCAACGAAGATTATATCGTTGGTGATGTTATCGATATTGATGAGGAACGTTATAACGAGATTATGGATTATTCCGAATCGCTAATTAGAAAAGTTGAGGTGAAGAATGATGGCGATAGAGTTCAAACAGCTTAAATCAAGTGATATGTTTATCATGTTCAAGATAATCAACAAGATTGGATTGAACGAGATTAAGAATCAGCTTGAACCAAAAACGATTGAAAAACTCGTAGACGGTTTCAAGGGTAAGGGAAAAGCGAAAGACAACGAATCATTGATATATTCTGTTGGTATCTCAGTAACAATTGAGATGGCTAACGTCATCATTGGTAACTTGCCGAAGTGTGAAGATGAGATTTACACACTTCTATCACGTGTTAGCGGTAAGACCAAGAAAGAGATTTCTGAACTCGATATGGTAACGTTCACGGAATACATCGTTGAGTTTGTCAAAAAGGACGAATTCAAGGATTTTACAAAGGTTGCTTTAAAATTGTTCAACTAGATGAAATTCATTTTATGGACTTGGTATTCAGAGAATATTCAAGTCCATTTTCTTTATTGGACGAAATAATATCAAACGGAATGTTGAACGATTGGATTGATAGATTCTTGAAATCGCACAAAGAATCGCTACAATGGGAAGTTTGGATTAACAAAATACATGAACAATCGTGGGCGGATTACCTCGCTGAATCTGAAGCGAATGAAGATTTGGTGAATGCATCATGGGGTGATACGGAGATTGAAGCAACTATATCGGATAATTTCGAAATGATGCAGAATTTCAAACTCGAATAAGGTGGTGAGATATTGGATTTATTTAAACTTATTGGAAAAATCGTTATTAAAAACGAAGATGCCAACAAGGAGATTGACAAAACAACAAAAGAGGGTGAGAAGTCATCAGAGCGGTTTGAAAAGGCTTTTGGCAAGATTGGAGATTTTGCCAAAAAGATGGGTAAAGTTGCCCTTATAGGTCTTGGCATGGTCGCAACGGGTTTGATCGCTTTGAGTAAAAAAGCGATAGCAAGTTATGCGGAATATGAACAGCTTGTCGGGGGTGTTGAAACTCTATTCAAGGATTCAGCGGGAATAGTCAAGCGATATGCGGATGAAGCATATAGAACCGCTGGACTAAGTGCCAACGATTATATGAAAACCGTTACGGGATTTAGTGCATCGCTATTACAATCACTTGATGGTGATACAAAAAAGGCAGCACAAAAAGCAAATATGGCGGTTATCGATATGGCAGATAATGCCAACAAGATGGGTACTGCGATAGGTGATATTCAGAACGCATATCAAGGTTTCGCAAAACAGAATTATACCATGCTCGACAACCTCAAACTTGGATATGGTGGAACTCGTGAAGAAATGCAGAGGTTATTAAGAGATGCAGAAGCGATAAGCGGAATTCACTATGATATATCATCATATGCTGATGTTGTTGATGCTATTCACGTTATCCAAACTAAGATGGGTATAACTGGAACTACCGCAAAAGAAGCGGCAAGCACAATTCAAGGTTCAATCGGACAGATGAAGGGTGCATGGGTTAACTTCTTAACTGGTATGGCAGACCCTTCACAGAATTTCGATAAACTTCTGAAGAACCTTGTTGACTCAGTAATAAACGTTACAAACCAATTAATACCCCGATTAGCTAAGATGTTACCTCGATTAGTTGAGGGCATATCACAGATTATAAGTAATCTTGCCCCACAACTACCAAGTATAATTGAGAAACTCATACCGCCTATATTGCAAGGTGCGATGATGGTTCTTCAAGCCATCTTACAAAATCTACCAGCAATTATCATGGCTATTGTGAGGTCGCTCGGTAAACTTCTCTTGAAGTTGGTTGAACCATTTAAGGGGTTAGGAAAACAATTTGTCGGTGAATTGAAACTAGCATTCGAGCAAGTCAAAAGTGCTGTTAGAACTGCAATAAATGCGGTTAAGAACGTATTTGTTGTTGGTTGGAATGCTATCAAGTCGGCTGTAATGATGATAGTTCGGGGTTACGTTCGTGCATTAGGTGCTGAACTCGGGTTCATTAAATCGGTTGTTACAACCGCACTAAACGGTGTGAAGCATGTATTTAGTACAATATTTAACGGTGCATACAACATTGTTCGTAGTGCGATAGCTAAAATCAAGAGCGTGTTCAATTTTAGTTGGAAATTGCCGAAGTTGAAACTACCACACATCAAAATTAAGGGTAAATTTAGCTTATCCCCGCCAAGCACACCATCATTCGGTATCGATTGGTACAAAAAGGCTATGGATGGCGGTATGATCATGAACAAACCAACTATATTTGGTTATGATTCCGCAACAAATAATTTCATGGCTGGTGGTGAAGCTGGAAGTGAAACCGTTGTTGGTACAAATTCACTTATGACAATGATTAAAAATGCAGTTTCGGAGAATAACAACGTTATTCTTGTGAGAATCCTCAAAATTCTCGAAAAAATCGATTCAACGTTGGTTGATAAGATGATAGAAGCGTTCAATTCTGTTAATTTCGTGGCTGATGATAGAGAATTAGGAAGGTTTATCAAGAAATATGCTAGATAAAATGACTTTTTGTAATTTTAAGCCGAACGTGCCAGCGTTCGGGAACCCCAACAATACGATAGAGTTTGGAAATCAAACTCTATCGATTGATGGTAAAAATTATTGGTGTTTTTTAGATAAGAACGGAATCCGTGATTTTGCCTATGAGTATGAATCTGATGTTGGAAAGAGGAATTTCAAAAGAAAAGGTGGAACAAAAACCGTTACTTTCACAATCCACTCGGTGGATTGTGAAAGTATCAGAAATGAACTGAATAAATTGAGTTATCTCGTTGATAATCAGTTCGATATGATGAATTCATATTATCCAACATCATATTTGGTGATTGGTGAGTGCTATGCTGAAGTTAGATTGGTTGAGGTCAAATTTAGTGATTATTTACTAGATGATTATCACACTAAACTAGAATTCACGTTCTTATCTGATGATTGGGTTTGGTACAAAGATACGGTTATATCTTATGACCCGAATTTGTATGCGAATATTGAAGATTTTTGGCGAGATTACAACGGAAATGGTAAGCGTGGTTATAACTATGGTTACGGTGGTAGCGGTGATTATGAATCAACTATACATCCTTCACTTGTTAACGTTGCCAACAATTCAACCGCCCATGTTGAGTTATATCTGTATGGATTGTTTGATAATCCGTATATCATGTTCAACGGTCTTAAAAAAGGTATAACGGGGCGATTAAGCGAAGGTGATTATATTCTTCTGAGTACAAGAAATAAGAGTGTTACGCTGTTTAAATCTAATGGAAATCAAGAAAATATTTTTTCAAGACGATTGAAGGATTCGTATTTTTCCGTATTTAGAAAATTAACGTTACCTTGTAATATCACAGTTCCAAGAGGTTTGAAATTCTCACTTGTTATAAGTGAAGAAAGGGGTTCACCGCTATGGACTTAATATATACTGCGTGGGATTTTGCCAACAATGGGAATGACCCCATAGAATCGGGTGTATTGAAGCGTGGAACATTCGATTGTGATATCGATGATGGTAATGATTTCTCATTCCTCAGTTCATATGATGTGGGTGATGACCCTTATTTGCCGATGTTGATTGACCAATACATATTTCTCGAAGGAACTGAATATGGTGGTTTGGTCACCAATCGGAAAATTGACAAACAAGCTAGAACGATTGAATTATCGGGGTTAACATTCCGTGGATATCTCGATACTAAAATCGTAATAGTTCCAAGTGGTAGAGATTTCTATACTGTTAACGCTGATTTGAGGTCAGTAATTCGGGAATTATTCCGTGATTGTTACATGCCGAGTCATTGGATTATCGATGATGTAAGCAATATCACAGTAAGTTATCAATTTGATAGATATTGTACATTGAGTAAGGCACTAAATGATTTATGTGAGAAATATAAATTAAAGATGATGTTCCGTCATGAAAATGATGGGATTCACTTCTCAATTGTCAAACTCGACAATCTAACAAGAGAAGTTGAACTATCGAAAGAGGATTACGATCATATATCACTAACAATCACACAGAAGGGTGATTATCCAAACTTCATGATTGCACTTGGTAAAGGTGAGTTACAGGCGAGAGAAGTTTTATATCTGAGTTCACTCGGTGGTGTAAATTTATCATCGAGAAGTGCGATATATGAAGGTGCTAGAGTTATCACGTATGAGAATACATCAAGTGATAATTTACTTACAGATGCAACAAATAAGTTCAATGAATTGATGGCTAATTTTGTAGCATCAGAATATGGAAGTTATATCACAACTGCGGAAATTAATTCATATGATGATTCAATTGAGTTAGATATTGGGGATATAGTAAATATATTCGAGCCAATATTTAGCGTTCGTTTGTCCGTTAAAATTACGGGCAAATTGATACGCAAGGTTAATCAAGATAAGGAAGTTATAACGTATAAATTCACAGAGGTACATAATGGCTAATGAAGTTAAGTTAATTACTGGTGCTAGTGGCACAAGGCACATCACACCACAAGATGATGCATCACTCATTAGGGGTATTGTTGGTAATGGTGCTTATATACTGAACGATGTTCAGCTTGAAATTAGGTCGAACAACCCGATTGTTATTCCAGCGTGTGACCTTATTATAAACGGTAGACACATAAGAATCACGAATCCAAAATCCGTTACAATCGAAAACGGTGCGGTTGGTAATTCAAGAACTGATACAATATACCTTCATTACACCAATACGGATGGTGTTGAGGATGTTGATATCAAAGTAAATAAGGGTGCTGGGGTATCGGGAAGGGTCGAGGATTTCGGAACATCATCCGTAAATCAATTCACACTTGCGACGGTTACACTTAACGGTATCAATATCACGGGTGTGAAGTTGAATCTGAACAAGATACCATTACAAGAGATTGCTGATAAATTAAAGGGTGATAATGATGAGGTGAAAACCAAATATATTACAAAAAGCGTTAATATTCGTAAGGGTTTAAACTCTCTAGGGGGTATCGGGATAAGCACACCGAAAATATTATCCATCACGGGCACGGTTCATTATGCGAACTATGTGTTACCTCTATCATATCCGATGATAAATTACGGTTCGGGTGCGTACATCGAATGGGGTTTATCGGCAATAATGATTGGCGATGTGCTAACAATCGTATCGGGATCAGATTGGGCAAACTGTACAGTTGAGATTGCAATTACATATAGAAATTAGATGAGGGGTGAAGATAGGTGGAAAAATATATGTGGATAGTGCCAATCTTTTCAACCCTATTGGGCGGTAGCGTAATGAGTTTTGTTCAATTCCTTATCACAAGGCATGACGAAAAGAGAAGACGTCTAATACCCGTAGAGAAGTTCGATAAACTTGTGTCGCTGACACTTGCACAAGTTCAAGCGAGGTTGGTATTAAATGGCGATACATTTTTACACAGAGGTTCAATCACAGCTAGAGAGCGTGCAATGTACTTTGATATTTATAATAAGTATCATTCACTGGGTGGAAATGGCTATGCGGAATCTACACATAAAGATGTTATGAATTTGCCAATTAGTGATGTTGGTGTTGATTTAAAAGGGGGAAGATATGCAGATTAATTGGAAACAAAGATTTAGGAACGGTAAGTGGGTAGCTATGTTTTTAGGGGCTACAGTAACTACAGGATATATGATTTGTGAAACATTAGGAATTAAAATCCCTATTCCGCAGAATGATGTTACAAAAATCATTACAGCTATCTTAGGTCTCTTAGGGATGCTCGGAGTTATTACTGACCCCACCACAAAAGGGTTTAATGATAGTGCTTTAGCAATGTCTTATGGAGTACCGACGGATAAATTAAATACATCAGAAATCGAAAAGGGTTTAAGAAATGCAGAGGTGATAGACAATGGGGAAGCGAGAGCAGATAGTTAATACAGCAATACGTTACAACGGAATGCCATTTCAAGGTGGCTCCCATAAAACTCTAATCGATGAGTTTAACAAACACAAGCCAGACGGATGGGCAATGACTTATACGGCTAACTTCTGTGCTGCGTGTGCGTCAGCTATTGCTTATTTGTGCGGGGTAGGAGATTCATACCCTTGCTCTGCTAACGTGGGTACAATCGTAGCCAAGGCGCAGAAGATGGGCATATGGGTAGAGAACGATGCATATGTACCAACTGCAGGTGACTGGATCATATACGCATGGAATGACAGCGGAAGAGGTGATAACACTACAGGCGCTAGTCATGTAGGTATAGTCGTATCTGCAGACAGCAAGTATATTAATGTATTTGAATTCAATATCCATAATAACCACTCGACTGGCTATAGGCGAATCGCGGTAAATGGCAGATTTATCAGAGGTTTTGTCGTTCCAAACTTCCAGAGTTACGGATGGATACAAAATGAACATGGATGGTGGTTTAAAAATAAAGATGGCTCTTATCCAAAAAATAAATGGGAATCTATCGATGGTGAATGGTACTACTTCAATTCTGATGGCTATGCGGTTACAGGATGGCATCAGATAGAGGGTAAGTGGTATTATTTCAATTTGGGTTGCAAGATGCAGACAGGATGGATAAGCCTTAACGATCGTTGGTTCTACCTAGGTTCAGACGGTAGCCTATACATAAGTGGGGTACATGACATTAATGGAACAAATTATTATTTCGACAACGATGGAGTAATGAGAAAAGGGTGGATAGTAGTAGACGGTAATTGGCAGTACTTCAATGCAGATGGTAGCCGTGTTGATAAGGGCATCGTTAAGGGTGATGGGGTGTATATCATCAAGGATGGAAAACTAATCACAAATAATGATGTTGAAGTGCGAGCGAATGAACATGGGGAAATCTCTGTTAAGTAAAGTCGGTTGGTCTACATTTTAATAACGAAAAAAATCGGGGATTAATTCCCCGATTTTTTTATTTGTTCAATTATCAGTTGTTCAACGTTCTACCTTCAGATTTGGTGAGATCAAAGGGGTGACAAAGTGACATGTAAATATCAGTTTATAAATATAGGGGATATATAGTGGTAAGTTATATTAATTATGTATAAACGTGATTTCTCATGTTATCATGTCACACCTTAGTTAATTTTGTTACTAGTGTGTTACTAGTTTGTTACTAATATAGATGATTTCGGGGAAACGCAGACAAAGAAAAATCCCCAAATTCCAACGGAATCGGGGATTTATAAGCCTTATGAAATTAACGCTTCGAGAACTGACTAGCTCTTCTAGCTTTCTTGAGACCGTATTTCTTTCTTTCCTTCATACGAGGGTCTCTCGTTAGGAATCCAGCGGCCTTA